AAAAAAATGAAATTGTTTAAAGTTTTTAAGACTTCCTACTAAAAAAGTAGAATTAACTTAGCTCAAGCTAAGTTACAAGGTTGCCCTTACGTCTAAAATAATCCCTTTAGTAAGCCTAAAGGATGCTGCTAAAAAACTTAACCAGTCTTGATCCGAAATAAATAAGCGGGTCAAAAATGGTTTTACTAACTATACCAAGTATTATAGCTTCTCTTGTTATAGCGTTTTCATAAAGTAAAAAGGAGTTGTCTACGTTTCTCTCCTGCGAATAAATTTGGGAAGTTTCAAGTTCTCTAATAATTATTTGCCTTCTGTTTAAATTTTTTCGAATATCAAAAACATGTTTGTAGTGATTTTTTAATTCGTCTAATTCTGTTTTTTGTATAAAACCAATATCAGATATCTGTTCTATATTTAATCCAATAGCACCTGAGACAGCGCTAGTAAGATTGTTGTGAAATTTATTTAAAAAAGCCAATTTATACTTATTTTCGTAAATTTCTACATTGAACCATCCAGAGTGCCTTAAAAGAATAAGACAGGTATCTCTAACTGGTGCAATGTGTGGATACAGCATTAAATAAGAAAGTGCTTTTGAAAAAAGCAGTTCATTATACAATGGGTGTTTGGGATCAAAAGATTCTTTCTTAAGTGAAAAAACCAATTTTGGAAAAATGTGAGTTAAGCTCCTAGTGGGTAGATACCTAACTATGGCATCGCCCGATTTTTCTATTAAAATAGTTTTTGGTTTAAAAAGGTACTTGAATTCGTCATGTGTCATGTCCACTGTAGAGTCAATTGTAGTTTTAAAAAAGTCGTAAGCAGTTGTTGGGTCAACTGAAACAGTTTGAATATCAACTGAATCAATATCTCCATTTTGCATCTCTGCTATCGGCAAAACTGGTTGGTAAGAACCAACTGTGCCTTTAATTTCAACTCTAGAGTAGACATGTGACAGATAATCAACATCCTTGAATAAATGTTTTATTGTGTATCCAGTAACATTACCAGATCTAACAACGTGCCCTAATTTTGAAATATGATAGGCACACGATTGGGAAGCCTGTATAATGTCACTGGATTCTCCTATGAGTACATTGTCATCACCGTCGAAATTCGCGTAAAACCTGCCATCTGGATTTGTTTCTTTATAAACCAGCTCTGGCCTTATCTTAAGCGCATTTGACAGAGCATAACAATGCATTACTGAATTGAGGAAGCCATTTCCAAAGCTAGTAGTGATATGGCCGCTAGATCTTTGTGCATTTCTCACAAGAACAACGCCCACACGACTAAAAACAATAGGCTCCATCATTTCAGCGTACAGATTTTTAATTAATTGGTGGGCAGACGGATGGTAGTATTGCAGAATATACTCGCACTCCAATGCCAATGTACTTTTACCCTGGTGATGGTCATAACGACTCATATCACCGCACATTGCCATTGGTTTAGAAAACGATTTCCACTGCTCCATCAGTCTCCCACCAATATAGGTCAACGGATATCCCGAACTTGATCCTGCATAAAGTTTGGCAACATTATTGTGGAACCACATTATTGGTCCCAGCACCATATAAGATGCTACTCTAGTTGCTTCATCATCAAATTGCACCAACCTATTTACAGGATAAAATTCAGGATTGCTAGGATCCAAAACCTTGCCGAACTGATCCACATCTTTTCTAACCTTAGTCTCATTTTTGTTCATGTATGTAGTGTATGTTGTACTAGGCACACCACTAGTCCACGAATCAATTACGGACATAACTTGTTGTTTAAATAAGTTTGTGTGAATCAAGTCGCCAAGATTTTTTACTTTGTGCTGGGTTAATAGGCCCAGCGCCCCTTTTTTATTTACATGTTTGATTGCTTCATCATATGACCATAATTTGAAGCGACCGAACAGTTGTTTATTCAGTGATATTTTTTGCATGCAGGAATGCAGTTCAACCATGACGTTGCTCGATAAGTAACTAGGAGCTTCATCAAGT